AATGTGTAGCAAGGAGAACAGCAATGACTGCGTCATCAGTGCGTTGCTCTTTGTGGAAGCCGAAATCAGCCTATACAGACCGCCTCTCAACGCAAAGAGATTAACTAGGCACTCACTGTTGGTTTGAATGTTGCCATTTATTCCGTGTTCCTATTTTTTAGTTGATAAAAAAACCATTGCATTTCTATCTCGCGCCATTACTGACTGTTGCGGTTGTACGCCCTGGCTGTACACCCATGTACACTTTTTCGCGCATTTGTACACAAAAAGTGACGCCAAATGCACGAACCCCCTAAGAACAACTTAGGCTGTAACGCCTGATTTCTCAAAGCGTTACAGCCTAACTGTCGGATTATGTTACGTTATGTCTTAGTCTTCCAGGCTGGCCTGCGCCGCCAATAGAATTAAGTGATATTGACCCACTTGTCGAGTATGTTGAATTTTTGTTAGATTTAGAATTTACGTCCCATGCGTTTTAAGTCCGTGCAAGCGTCTACAAGGAAGTAGTAAATACCTACGGCGTGCTCGTTAGCGAATGACATTGCCCACTCGCTAAACTTTTGCTCTATCCCGGTCTTGGGGTCGGTGTAATCAGTTTCCCACAGGTCGGCGAGGTCTGCATTTACCTCATTGGGGGTGTTGCCGAGTGCGTCTACCACCTCGGCAGGGTATTCTTCAATCAAACCCTTGCTCCAATCTCCAAACTCGGAGCCGGGATTGAGTAGCAGATACTCAAATGCGGCGTCTTTGAGTTCGTCCATGAGTGGCTCTGTTTCGTTATATGGGTATTCTCTGTTCATATCTTTGCTTGAATTATGCCCAAATTTGGGCGTTAGGAGCGCGTACAATCACTTTCTCCTCTATCGGTGGAGTTTATCATCTGAGCCAACAAAAGCGGCCTATTGGGCCGTTACAGCCCGTATTTGTATTTATCACGTCTATCCAACACTTTGCGCATAGTTTCAAGAGTTTTATGAAGAGCTTCTTCTTGTTCCCATGTTTCGGGAATGAGTTTCTCTCTGAATGCCTCATTTAACGCAACAATACATAGCATCAACTCTCTTTCGTTTTCTTCGTATTGTTCGATTTGAATTCTTAAATCATTTAGTTCACTCATTTGCCACGCTCAATAAGTAAGTCAATCATCTTGTCTTTCGTTCTGGACAGCTCCGCAGTGATTTCTTCATTTTTGACACGAAGTTCCTCAATTTCTTTCTTCATTGATTTACGCTCAGCCTCCCATGCTTTCTTTTCACCTTGCAGGTCTTGAATTTGTTGCTGCAAATTCTTGATTCTCTCTTTAAGAACAGCATCGCCAATTAGCACCTCAGAATCCTCTGCATAAATACCATCAGGAGAAAAGAAGTTGCCTTTTGTAGTTGCCGGTACCATCATGCTACCGATACCCGATTTCACCCATTCAACTGAGAGGTTATGTGCGTGACAAATTTTCCCAATGGTCTTATCGGTAATCTTTTGCTTCCCTTCCAACATCTTTCCGAAGTTGGAGGGGTCTATGTTTGCTTTGCTTGCAAAGGCATTTTGCGTGGCATTAAGCACTGCTATCGCCTCTTTCAAGCGTTCTACCATATCATTCATACCTTGGTATTACTGTTAATAATTATTAAAATTTCACACTTTGTTTGGTAGTACCGTGGTAATACCATATATTTGCAGTGTAATTCTAATGTCGTAGCGTTGTAACTCGCTTAGATTAAGAAGCAAAGATAACAAATTCTACTCAAAAAATACCAAGTAAGATGACAGAAAATTGCTACCTCGTGAAAAAGGTGTCTATCACAGATACTCTGCGAAACATCCCAGTAGGGAAACCTGTACTCTTTGATTGTCGGGAAGCCGGTCCTATGGCTTCAGCTAAAGCGGCTGTAAGTCGATTAAATGGTTCGGCAAACAAAGAGGTATATTCCATTTCAAGCAAAGACAACGGAGCGACTTACGAAATCCTACGTTCAGAATAACTAAAAAAGACATCAATCATGAAAAAAGTAACTATCACTCTCGCACTCGTGGCCGCGCTTCTCACCGGCTGCAAATCTAACAAGGTCGCTCTTGAACAGCTCCGCGCCGATGTGTCGTGGTCGGCTTTCTGTGCCGCTCGTGGCTACGACATCAACGACAACACTTATCCTGTCATCAATGAGTATCTCGATACTTGGTGTGGTTCGGTTGATGAAGAGGCCGCTCTCATCGAAGCAGGAGTAGAACCCTATTAAATCTCACAGCCATGAATAAGACAATTTCAATACTCCGTATCTTGATAATCTTTGCGCTCTGCGGTTTCGCATTCCTGTTTCTCTTCGGCGAAGAGCAGGACGAAAACCTGCTGACATGGACTCTCCGCTTCATCTGCGACAAGGCTCTCGCCATCGGCGCATGCTTTGTTATCGCCCGGCTCTACAAACGTTGGAGTAAGATTGACCCTTGGTTTATCGCATACGACAAAATGTGTGACGAGGTGATGGACAAACCTAACCCATCTCAACTCTAATATCAATGCCTCCAACAGTACACATACAATTCTCTGACAGGCTCGTCAGCTATGAAACATTCATGACCGACCTTACAGCACGGTTGGCACGAGTGATTAAGAGCGATGCAGCCGACCCGGAGTATATCTCCCAACGCACTGCCTATTCAATCTTCGGGCGCAAGAATGTGGACCGTTGGAGGCGCACAGGTAAAGCGAAACCCTCCAAACGTCCGGGCAAGGTGGAATACTGCATGGCAGACCTCCGCCTCCTCCAGAGAACAGAACAGGATTACCTCAACCAATAAATCAGACGACAATGGATTACGCAATATACAAGACCAATGACGGCAAGAACCCTCGCGTTATTCACCGCTTCACGCAGGAGGCTTGCAACCACAGAGCCAAACGCGCCGCAGTTCTGAAGCTGCATGAAATGTGGCTCAGAGTTATCAACCGTCCTGACTATTTCAAAAATTACAATGGGAACAACTATGAGTTTTCCTACGACTATCCGACAAGCACAAATACATCAGAGCGCATACGCTTCTACATAGACAAGCTCTGACAGTTCAGCCTCTCGGTGTGACGGTCGCACTACAGATTTTGGTTCTGTCTGAGAAGGTTCGACTCCTTCAGAGGCTACAAAGTAGCGGTAGTTGCTACATGATTGATAACCCGGAGGCTGTGCCAACAGCCGAGTTGAACGCCGGTAACGGTGCAGCCTCCATTTTTCAGTCATAGCAATCCGCATAAGTTTAACATCAAATCTCATCAATCATGGGCAACCTCCAAATGACGGTTGAGGAAATCAACCAACTCAAGCCGCTCGAAATTGTCGAGCATCCTGTGGTGCGTGAACGCTTCACGCAAATCTACGAAACCCTCTGGGGCAACGGCGAAGCCGCCTATCAGCGTGAGAGCATCTACTTCAACAAGGCTCTCCGCGACAACGACAACGGCAAACTGCAACGCGCTACGCCGTTCAGCATCTTCACAGCCTTCATCGACCTTGCCGTCTGCGGCCTGTCGCTTGAACCGGGAACCCGCGCTCTGGCCTACCTCATGGGCCGCAACGTGAATGTCGGCACGAAGGAAAACAAAAAATGGGAGGGCCGCTGTATCCTCACGGTGTCGGCTTACGGCGAACTTGTGATGCGTACACGCGCCGGTCAGATACGCCACGCCGATAATCCTGTCCTCGTCTACG